ACAGCTTTGCTGACATTGTTCGTGGTATGCACTTATATGGTAGAAAGATACTTCGTCCTGAAGCCATCGTTACTGCCAAATATAACGCAGCATAAGGGGAGATTAAAAAATGGCTACTATAACATCACTTTTACTTCCTGCAACAGGTAACTCCAACAGAGGCCGTATGCCTTATCAAGTTGAGTTAAGTATTGACCTGACTGCACAGGCTATTGATTGTTCTTCTGGTGACGTAGTACAATGTATTACACTACCAGCGAATACTCATATCCTTCATGCTGGTGTTCAAGTTGTAGAATCTGCAACAATGAACACAGGTACAAATGCTACTATAACATTGGGTGCAGCAGACGCTGACGAATATGTTACAGCATTTGATATTGATGGTGCGTCAGACTTGGCATATGCTCCAAGCGTTACACCTTCAGCAGAAGTTGTTCTGTCTTCAGCAGACACACTAGACCTAACTTTTGCAGGTGACGGTGCTACCTTCTCAGCAGGTAAACTTAGAGTTTACGCTCTATTGATGGACGTTTCCGAACAAGGAAGCTCATCAGCTAATGAAGTCGATAGAGACACATTAGCATAATATAATAAATGGGGAGGCTAGGCTAATCTGGCCTCTCCAACTTTATAATAGTGAAAGAATTTTAAATGGCAGAAACATATTTAACTTTAACTAATAGCGTACTTACAAGATTAAATGAAGTTGAATTAACTAGTTCAACTTTTAGTTCTGCTAGAGGCATTCAAAAACAAGTTAAAAATGCCATTAACGAAGCAGTACGTTACATAAATCAAAGAGAATACAACTACCCATTTAACCACGACACAAAAACACAAACACTTACTGCTGGTGTTGTTAGATATTCAATACCTACAACAGCTAAAGTTGTAGACTACAATACATTTAGAATAGTAAAAGATAGTGACTTGGCAGTTAGTGGAGGCCAACTTTCTATCTTAAACTACAATGATTACATAAGTAAATCTATTGACCAAGAAGATGAAATAAGCACTACAACTACAAGCACTACGCATACGGACAGTGTAACTACTATAACTGTTACAAGCACATCAGGTTATGACAGTGCAGGTACATTGTTTGTAGGCAATGAGCAAATCTCATACACTGCTATTGGTTCTAGTACAACATTTACTGGATGCACTAGAGGGGCTAACAGTACTACAGCAGCATCTATAGCAAGTGGAGTTACAGTTGCACAGTTTGACAGAGGTGGTGTGCCAACTCATGTAGTAAGAACACCAGATAATAATTATTTATTGTTTCCTTACCCTGATAAATCTTTTAGTATAAAGTATGACTTCTTTACATTTCCTACAGACATGGATGCACATGGAGACACAACAACTATACCTGATAGATTTGCACCTGTAATAATAGACGGTGCAACTGCTTTAGTTTATCAATACAGAGGTGAGCTACAACAGTATGGAATAAACTTTGAAAGATTTGAACAAGGTATAAAAAATATGCAAAGTCTATTAGTCAATAGATTTGAGTATTTAAGATCTACATATATACCTTCAACAGGTTATGTAGGAAATTCAAAAACAGTATTACGAGTTAATTAATGCCTGATCAGTCTCAACTACAGCCATCAGCATTTAACTGTGAAGGTGGATTAGTTTTAAACAAATCTACGTTTTTGATGCAACCCGGTGAGGCGTTAGAGCTACGTAACTTTGAGCCTGACATTGAAGGTGGCTACCGAAGAATAAATGGTTTTTCTAAGTACGTCAGTGCTGTAGTACCTTACACTTCTTCTGCATCAGAAAAAGTATTAATGGTTGCTTCCTTTGGTGATGTAGTATTAGCAGCTAGGGGTACAAGTATTTACAGTGCAACTCCGGGTGGTTCTAGTTGGACATCTAGAGACTCAGGTAGAACGAGTGCAGATAAATATAGATTTGAAAGATTTAACTTTGACGGCACAGATAAGATAGTTGTTGTTGATGGAGCTAATGCACCTACAGTATTTAACTCATCATTAGCTGCTACAAATGTAAGTGAAAGTTCTGTTTCTGGTTCTAAGTTTGTAACATCATTTAAGAACCATATGTTTTATGCAGGTAAATCAACTACTAAACAAGAAGTTATATTTAGCCAGCCATTTGATGAAGATGCATTTAGTAGTGGTTCAGGAGCAGGTAGTTTAAAAGTTGACGATACTGTAGTGGGATTAAAAGTTTTCCGTGATGATTTATTTATTTTTTGTGAAACACGTATATTTAAATTAACAGGATCAACAAGTTCTGACTTTGCAGTGACAGCAGTTACAAGAAACATTGGTTGTGTAAACGGAGATACAATACAGGAATTTGCTGGTGACTTAATATTCTTAGGCCCAGATGGATTACGAACTATTGCTGGTACTGCTAGAATCGGTGACGTTGAGTTAGGTACAATTAGTTCTAATGTGCAGTCTATCTTTAATGATAACTTATCTAGTGCATCAGAGTTTGACTCAGTTGTTATACCAGAAAAAACACAATACAGAATATTTTTTACTAAAAGCGGTACTGCTGAAAACCAAACTAAAGGTGTTATCTGTGTTTTAAAAGGACAACAGTTTGAGTTTTCAGAGATAAAAGGTATACGACCTGCTTGTACTGACAGCCTTGTAGACGAAGGTAATGTAATAGTTTTACACGGTGCATACTCGAATGGTTATATATATAGGCAAGAGTCAGGTAATACTTTTGACGGAGAAATTATATTTGGAAGATACAGAAGTCCTGACTTAACATTTAATGACCCCGGAATACGAAAACATATGCAGAGGGTTATACTTAACTATAAACCTGAAGCTTCAATAGATGCAGATTTATTATTACGATACGACTATGAAGACCCTGACTCAGCTAGACCTGCAGCATATGCTTTAGATTCAACTGAAGTTGTTGCGATTTATGGTACATCTACATATGGTGTACCTATCTATGCAGGTGCTTCACAACCTTTAGTTAGACAACCAGTAGAAGGTTCAGGGTTTGCTGTTGCATTAAAAGTACATGACGGTGGGCAGACTGCACCCTATTCACTAAAAGGGTTTCAGCTAGAATATCAATTAGGAGCAAGACGATAAATGGGTGACACATACACAAGACAGTCTACGTACACTGACGGAGATGTTATAACAGCCGCACACACTAATGACGAGTTCAATCAGTTATTAGCGGCATTTGCTGCCAGTTCAGGACACACGCATGATGGCACTGCTGCAGAAGGTGGACCAATAACGAAGCTATTAGGTAACACACTTACCTTTGGTGCAGCTACTGCAGGTACAGACATTACGATTACCTTTGACGGTGAGACTAATGACGGTGTACTTAAATGGATGGAAGACGAGGACTACTTTGAGTTTTCTGATGACATACTTATTGCTTCTACTGAAAAGATACAGTTCCGTGATACAGCCATATACATTAACTCATCTGCTGATGGTCAACTAGATCTCGTAGCTGATACAGAAATACAGATAGCTGCAACAACTATAGACATTAATGGCCTTGTAGATATATCAGGTAACTTGTCTGTGGGTGGTAACTTAGACGTTACAGGTACATTTGATTTAAGTGACTCAAACTTTACTAACGCAGGTAACATACAGTTAGACAGTATATCTGGTGATGGAGATACAGATACTAGCATTACCTTTAGTGGGTCAGATGTTATTACTTTTGCTAATGGTGGAACAGGCCAAGTTACCTTTAATAATGGCTCTATTGTTCCTGTAACAGATAACGATATAGATTTAGGTACTTCTTCTTTAGAGTTTAAAGACGCTTACTTTGACGGCACAGTAACAACAGATGCCCTTGTAGCTGACACTGCTGACATAAACGGTGGTACAGTTGATGGTGCAACAATTGGTGCATCTAGTGCAACTACCGTTAAAGGTACAACGATTACAGCTACTACAGCATTTGTACCCGGAACATCAGATGGTGCTACATTAGGTACAACTTCACTTGAGTTTGGTGATTTGTATTTAGCTGATGGTGGTGTAGTTTATTTAGGTGCAGATCAAGATGTCACCTTGACACACGTTGCTGACACTGGTATACTACTTAATAGTACTAGACAATTACAATTTGGTGATAGCGGTACATACATACATCAATCAGCAGATGGTGTACTTGACTTAGTATCTGACACAGAGATTGAAATAAATGCTACAACCATAGATATAAACGGTGCAGTAGATGTTAGTGGTGAGATAGCCGCAGCTTCATTAGACATATCAGGTAATGTTGACATTGACGGCACAACTAATTTAGATGCTGTAGATATTGATGGTGCAGTACAGTTAGATGCTACACTTACTATTGGTGCTGATGACCAAGGCTACGATGTTATACTCTACGGTGATACAGCATCAGCTAACCTAACTTGGGATACATCAGCAGATGACTTGATCTTCAACGGTGCAGCAGGACTTATTGTTCCTGATGGACAGCTTACTTTAGGTAGTACAGCAGTATCCGCAACTGCAGCAGAGATTAACTTAATTGATGGTGGTACATCAAGAGGCACAACTGCCGTAGCTTCAGGTGACGGTATCCTCATAAATGACGCTGGCACAATGCGTATGACTAACGTAGATACTGTGTCTACATACTTCTCTAGTCACAATGTTGGTGGCGGTAATATTGTTACAACGGGTGCATTAAACTCAGGGTCTATTACATCTGGGTTTGGCACAATAGACACTGGCTCATCAGCTATTACAACAACAGGTGTAATTACTGGTGGTACACTAGAAGCTACAGGAGATACATCTTCAGGTGATAATGCAGCAATAGGTTACACTGCAGCAGAAGGACTTATACTTACAGGTCAAGGTTCAACCAACGATGTGACAATTAAGAATGACGCTGACACTACTGTTATGCGTATTCCAACTGGTACAGACGATGTAGTTTTTGCTGATAATGTTACTGTAACAGGTGACTTAACTGTAAATGGTGACACAACAACTGTTAGCACAACTAACATGGTAGTGTCAGATAACCTAATTGAACTAAACAACGGTGCAACATCTAACTCTAACGATAGTGGTCTTGTTATTGAACGAGGTTCAACAGGTGACAATGCTATCTTTATGTGGGATGAAAGTGCAGATACATTTGTATTAGGTACAACAACAGCTACAGGATCTGCAACAGGAAACATATCAGTCACTGACGGTGCATTACAAGCTGGTTCTCTTGACATCTCAGGTAATATAGATGTAGATGGTACAGCAAACTTAGACGTAGTAGACATTGACGGTGCTGTAAGCATAGATGCTACAACAACCGTAGGCACTGATAATAAGATACAGTTTAGAGATACAGGACTATATCTACATTCATCAACAGATGGACAGCTAGACATTGTAGCAGATACTGAGATACAGATTGCTGCTACTACAGTAGATCTAAATGGTAACTTAGATGTGTCAGGAACATCTACTCTGACAGGTAATGTAACTCTAGGCGGTCAACTTATTATGCCTGACGTTACATCTGCTAAGATACTAGTAGCTGATGGCACTAGTTATCAAGAGGTAGCGGTAAGTGGTGACGTTACCATAGCTAACACAGGGGCTGTAACGATAGCTGCAGATGCAGTAGAAGGCTCTATGCTAAATGATAATGTAATCTCAGGGCAGACTGCATTAACTTCAGGTTTAGCTACGGATGATGAACTACTGGTAAGTGATGGTGGAACACTTAAACGAATGGACGTTAGTGTCCTGACCACATTAACAGATGATAACGCTACAGCTTTAGCGATTGCATTAGGATAACAAAGGAAAGATAGAATGGCGAATACTTTTAAAGTAGTTAATTTTGCAGCCGAACCAGCGAGTAGTGGAACTCCGTATGTAGTATATACTGCAGCTAGTAGTACAACTACAGTTGTTCTTGGTTTAATTTTAGCTAACATACATACGACAGAAGTTACAGCTACTGTAAGACTTGTAAGTGATACTGCAGGTAGAGCCGTAGCAAACAACACAGCAAACGGAACAAGTATAATTGTGAAAGATGCACCTATACCAGTTGGCTCATCACTAGAATTGATGGCCGGTAACAAGGTTGTATTAGAAACAACAGATCAGATTACCATAGATTGTAGCGTAGCTGACAAACTAAGTGGTACATTGAGTATAATGGAGATCACATAATATGCCTTATATTGGTCAAGAAGCTGCTACTACGTACAGTACAAAATTAGCTGTACAACAGTTTAATGGAGATGGTAGCACAACAGCCTTTACATTAAATCAATCAGTCTCTGCTGACCAAGATATACTTGTATCAGTTGATGGTGTCATACAAGATACATCAGCTTACACAGTTTCAAATGGTACAACATTGACATTTAGTCCTGCACCCTCAAGCGGTACAGCTAACATCTTTGTGAACTATTTAGGTTTAGCAGTAGGTACTGTTACACACCCAGCTACACAAGGATTAACAGCAACAACAGGTACGTTTACATCAGACATATCAACACCTACTTTAGGTACATCTAACTTTAGAGCAGGGGTAAATGCTGGTAACTCAATACAATCTGGCGGTAATTTAAACACTGTCGTGGGTGACGAAGCTGGTACAGCAATTACTACTGGAGACAACAATACAGCTCTTGGTTATGAAGCAGGTGCAGCATTAACTACGGGTTCAGGCAACACGGCAATAGGTCAAAATGCAGGTGATGCTTTAACTACTGGTAACGATAATGTTGCTGTAGGGCAGACTGCTTTATCTGCTGACACATTAGGAAGTAATAGTGTTGCCGTTGGCGGTGCTGCATTACAAAAACAAAACTTTACATCAGGTACAAATACTTACAACGTAGCCGTAGGAAGGTCTGCTGGTAAAGAAGTAACCACAGGCACTGAAAACACTCTTATTGGTGGTCTAGCTGGAGATGCTCTGACTACAGGTTCTCACAACACATATGTAGGTTTTCATTCTGGTAGTGTAGCTACTACTGCGGCTAATAATACTGCATTAGGTGCTTACTCATTAGATGCAAACACTACAGGATACTCTAACGTAGCCGTTGGTAAGAGTGCTTTAGGTGCAAATACTGAAGGTTTTAGCAACACAGCACTTGGTTTAAATTCTTTGGACGCAAACACTACAGGAGACCATAATACTGCTGTTGGAATGGCTTCTTTAACAGCAAACACAACTGCAGGAGATAACACAGCAGTTGGACACAGCGCATTAGAAGCAAACACTGAAGGTCATAGCAACACAGCTGTGGGCAAAAACGCTGGTAGCGCAGTTACAACAGGTGACGAGAACGTCATTATAGGAATGAACGCAGGCACAAACCTTACGACAGGAAATTACAATATATTGATTGGACACGGACCTACAACTTCTCAAGTTGATTCAGAAAAACAAATTATTATGGGTCGTGATGTGGTAGGTGCTGGGGGAGACCACCTTACATTTGGTGATGGGTCAACTGATAGTGCTATTCAATTTGGTGCTACATCTATATCTGCTCCTTCTGATGTTAGACTTAAAGAGGATATACAAAACGAAACAGTAGGATTAGGTTTTGTAAATGATCTACGTCCTGTTACTTTTAGGTGGAAAAAAGAAAAAGATATCCCGTCTAATATGAAAACTTATGTTGAAGATTCTGATACTAGAGTAATGAATGGAAAGTATAACCACGGATTTATAGCTCAAGAAGTTAAAGAAGTAATAGATAGTCACTCAGACATTAAAGATGGCTTTGATATGTGGACAGAAGATCCTACAGATGGCAGACAACGTGTAGCAGAAAGTGCCTTAGTACCCATCTTAGTTAAAGCAATACAAGAACTATCTGAAAAGGTAGCAGCATTGGAGGCAAAATAGATGGCACTAACTAAAGTTACAGGTCAAGGCTTAGAAACACTCTCAGACGGTGTGACAATTACAGTTAATGACAACTCTGACACATTGACAATTAAAAGCACAGATACAGATGCTAGTGAAGGCCCAATCCTTAAACTACTTCGTGATGGGGATAGTGCAGCAGATGATGATATGATTGGTGTTATTAAATTTAATGCCGCCAGAGATGATAGCAACGCAGACATTTCGTATGGAAA